TTACCCCTTCAAAGCGTCCCCAAGATAGTCCTGGAGAACGTCCAGGATGTCGCTCGACAGGTCGGGAGGCAGCTCGCCGGCTTCATTGATCGGGAGCGACCGGCGGGCCGGGATGGTGGTCTTTCCACCGCGGCCGGCCTTCCCTCCCAGATTCTGGATGGCGGCAAAGACCTTTCCGAATCCGGCCTCGGCCCAGTCTGGTCCAGAGTCGCCACTCAGTGAGCCTATCAGTCCGCCGCTGACCTGGAGGATGCTGCCCGGCCAGTGCCCCTTCTTGGCGCGCGCGGCCTTGGTCGACTCCGCGAGGTCTTGCCACGGATTGCCCCACGGGTCGGCCTGGTTCTGGAAGGCATCCTCAGTGGCGTTCTCCAGCAGGCGCCGGATATCGTCCATCGGGCCGCTCATATCCTGGCCGGCATCGAGTAGGCGGCCCAGGGCATCCATCACCTGGCGGTCGCTGATCTCGAACTTGATCATGCGGCCTTCCCAGGGTTGTAGTCCCAGCCGGTGTCTGCCCAGAGGTAGAGGCGCTCGCCCGGGATCGCCGGGTCAGGAATGGAGACGCCGCGTTGCTTCCAGTCGGTGACGGTCTCGCCGGTGCGCTTGTCGACCGGCGGCTTTCCGGGGGCGTCGCGCTCGTGGATCTCGCTGCCGGTGATCACCGTGAGGCCTCGCTTCTGCACTTCCTTGAGGGACATAGCGCGAACTCGGCAGCGGCAATTGAATCCGTTCGGCGGATAGATGATGTCCCAAATAGGGTCATCGATGTGGAACACCTTGCCGTGCAGGGCGGCGTGGGCCGGCCGGGTTTTGGAGTCCCGGACAGCCAAATACTGTAGGTACGGCGCCCGCTCCCTATTCTCCTCGAACTGCTTCCAACGGCCGGCCTGGTAGGCGGTCTGCATGTTGGTTCGGTAGATGGTTTCCAGGCGGCGGTAGCTGCCGGCCTGGTAGAGCTGGGCGTCGCCGGTGATCGGGTCCACGTCCACCTGCTTGCCCCACCATCCCTTTTTGCGCAGCACTTCCTCCAGTTCGCCACGGAACCAGCGCTCGGTCTTGCCTTCGGCCAGGGCCTTCTCAACCGCCTTGCGGATGTCGGCCAGGATGTCCTGGCGGGCGAGCTTGGCGACGGTGAATGAGCGCGCCTGGGCGGCGCGTTGCATCTCCCACCAGTTCCAGGACAGGCGGTTGCCCTTGGCCTGTAGATAGGCCAGGGCTTGTTCCGGCGTGCGCTGCACCAGGGCGCGCAGGCTCGGGGTTTCAACCATCGTTCTTGGCCTCAAGACGCCCCACGGTCTCGGCCGCGGCGATGCCGCGTTCCAGCAGCTTCACCAGGTCGCCGCCGTCCATTTCGGGGAACCATTCGTCCATCTTGGCCAGGATGTCCTCCGGCGTCATGCCCTGGTCGAGCGCCTCAAAAATCGGCTTGAGGATCGGTGTCATGATGGCCTCCCAGCCGGGGTCATCACCGGCCACCACGTCCAGCTCATCCTGCGGCGGCAGCGCGCTGCCGGATTCGCGGGCGGCGAACTCCATCGGCATGGCGCCGCCGGCGGGCAGCACGTCCTCGCCTTCCTGTGGCTGCGGAATTTGCAGGCGTTCGTGGGCAAACCAGGTGGGCACCTGGACGAAGCCGCGCGCCTTGTCCAGCACCTCGACCCAGTCCTGCCGCGCCTGTGCTTCATCGTAGAACTCGAAGCGCGGCGGCTTGGCGTTGGGAATGTTCAGCTCGGTGATCCAGCCGAGCAGTTCGTTCATAGTGTCTTCGATGATGGCGCGGTCGGATTCGTTGACGGCCATCTCACGCCCGCGGTGGGTCTCGGCGGCGGCGCGGCTACCCTGGCCCTGGATCTCGGTGGCCAGGGTCTGGCTGGTGAGGGCTTTGCTCATTTCTGTGTTGCAGATGTGGATCAGGCGCTCATGCACCACCTCGCCGCTGCTGGAGGCCTCGATCAGCTCAACCTTGCCGCTATCAGGAATCGCCGCCACAGCGTCTTCGATCATCCGTGCCAGGGCGTCGGCCAGCGCGTCCTGCTGTTCTTTTGGCGTGCCTTCTGGGTACTTGCCCACAGCCCAGGGGATGCCGTACTTCTCGCAGAACTTCACGTAGTAGCGTAATCCGCTGTGTTTAAACACATTGGGCCAGAAGCAACTGGAAAACAGCGCCACGCCATAGGGATTGTCATGGCTCGGCATGTGGCGGGTCACCAGCCACTTGTAGGGGCCGAGTTCTTCGCCCGGCATCATGTTGTTGCGAGTGATGAGACGCAGCGCGTTATCGGTGTCCCAGGCGAAGCGGCGGCTGGGGCGATCGAGCACCGAGGCCGGAACCAGGAACTGGCCCTCGCGCTTCCACACCGCCTCGTGCACCTGGTTGCCGCGGAACACGGCCTGCGCTATGTTCCAGATCACGTCCGGCCAGCGCAGGCCAGGTGCCGGGCGCTGCTCCATGAATTTCTCGCACAGCTCCAGGGCGCGCAGGTCCGCGGGCAACTCACCGCCGGCAACGATGCGCCGCTCAAAGCCGAGCAGCGCCGAGCGCACGGAACGCAGTTCACCGATCACATGGGCGTCAGAGGTGATCGCGTCGAAAGCCTCATCGCTCTTGCCCAGCTTGCGCAGCACGGTGTCCGGGTTGGGCAGCACCGTCAGCGCAGAATAGAACTTCGGGTCGGTGTGGCGGGTAGCGATCTCGCGCGCCAGGTTGGTCTTGCTGGCCTTCTTCAGGTCGCCGGTGTCCATGTCAGTACCTCTGTGCGTCAGTAGCGTCGCGGCGGCCGCGCGTGACAATCTGTGGCAGGCCCACAGTGCGGGTCACGGAGATCACCCACAGCAAATGGAGCGCTGTCAGCCCGTCATAGTGGTGGTGGCTTTGTGCTTCCGGCCAGGTGTCCAGCTCTTCCAGGAGTTGGCGCAGGGCCGGGTGAAAGATGATGCGCGGGTCTATGCCGGTGATGAACGGCTCCAGTGAGTCGATGCGCACCTCGGGAGGCACTGTGGCCGTCACGCCGTGCAGCGGCAGCACCACACCCTGCGCCGCCGCGTCGCGAATGAAGCTGGTACGCATATGCTCATAGGCGTTGTTGTTCTCGAAGGCCCAGCCCTGGCATCCGAACTCCCGTTGGGCGGCGATGAGATCGGCGCTCAATTTGGACGGTACGCGCCTCTTGATGACCGCCTCGACAACGTGCAACTTGTTCACGCGGGTATCGTAGCCGCCGGCGAGTATGGCGCTCGGGTCAGACGTTTCGCCTTTACCCATCGACGGGTCGCAGGCGCCGAACATGATCCAGTGCTGCAACCTCTGCACCCAGAACTGAATACCCGTGAAGACCTTGTCCTCTTCGTTGCGCGGCTCGCCCTGCATTTCGGTGCCGAACGAACGCGGGTTGGTGGCGCGATCACGCATCAGCCCATAGAGCGGACGGACGGACGGCCACGACACCACGGCACCCTTGTCCATCTCGGCCTTGTTCGCCAGATAGAACTGATAAGAAGGCAGCTGCTCAGGGGTAGCCACCTCGCCGCTCTCGGCCAGTTCCTCCGCTACGCGCCTATCCTCATTGCGCATGCGTTCTTCGCACTGCTCCCAGAGGTCCATGTTATCCGGAAGATTGGCAATGGCCTTGAAGTGGTGCACCAGGTGCCCAGGCGTGCGCTTGGCACGAGATATCGGGTCATCCTTGTCGAGGACAGTGCCAACACCTATGCACTTCACGGAGCCATCAGGAGGCCCGAGGTAGTCGATGGACTTGGTCAGCCAGTTCCAGCGGTTTTCTCTCTCGGTCGGGCTCTTGGCTTCCTTGTCCGTGATCAGGTCGTCAGGGAGCAACAGCTTCGGGCGGCTGGCGCCGTGGAACGTGCCGCGGATTGCCTGCTCGGCGCCGAACGGTTCGACCTTGACGTTGGTGCGGGTAATGATCTCGCCGACCTTCCAGGTCTTCCCTTTGCCAGCAACCTCGGGGAAGTCGAGGGCAAGCATTGAGTTTGCTTCCAGTTCAGTGCGTACCACTTCGAGCAGCTTGGTGGGCAGCTTGGTCTCGGCGCCGAGAAGAACGATGTAGTCGATGAACGGCGGCGGCGGCCCCTGCCAGCCGACTTCGGCCCTAATCTTCTCGCGCTCCAGCAGGCCCTGCACTGCACACCAGCAGGGGCCAATCTTGGTAAGCAACGACGACTTGGCCTCGCCGCGCGGAGCGATCCACCATTCGCGTACACGACCTGGCTGGCGCAGCAGCTTTGGAAATCGGTTCGTGAAATGGCCTTGAAACAGCGACGGCTCGCCGCGGATGTGATGCGGGAAATAGGTGTACGCGAAGAAATCATAGTCGCCATCCAGGAGCACACGCCGGCGACGTGCGGCGATGGCGGCCGGAGAAGCGTCAAGGCCCAGTTTGTGGGCCTCGATGTCCTTGCGCAGCGAACTGGCCAGTTCAGCCAGTTCGTCGAGGAATTGCTTCTCGGTGAGGCTGCTCACCCGAACACCTCACTCAGCCGCTCGCCGAACGGTTCGAGGATGGCCGCGAATCGCTCAAGGTCGGCGGGATAGTTCTCGCTGATGAACTTCGCCAGTGTCTCCATCACCTGCATCGCGATCGCAAACTTCGCAATCCGGTTGTCGCCGCCGCCGGCGGCCTTGACGGTCTTGGTGTAGGCGTCGGCCAGGCGGCTCATGGCCTCGGCTTTCTGGATGCCGTCGAACTCGCTGGAGCCGATTTGCTCCATCGTGGATTGGAACAGCAGGGCGAACTCTTCGAGCACCTGGGTGGTGAGGTCGCCGAGGCCGCCGGCGGCCATGCGTGCGGCGGAGCGGGCGCGGTCCCAGTCGTCGCCGGCATCCTTGGCGGCGCGCTTCCACTGGCGGACGGTGTTGTAGCTGACGCCGTGACGCTCTGCTGCAACCTCCAGCGGCTGGCGTTCGGCGACGTAGGTGCGGCGGACGGCTGCGCGGACTTCGGGGGCGTGAGCCATCAGGATAACCAGGCGTTGAGCCAATAGCCTACAGCGAATGCTATGCCGACAAATATCACCACAACAAACATGAATGGAGACACGAAGTCATAGTCGCTTTCTTGTTTGCCGACATGATTGGCGAGCAGGACCACGGCTATCACGAAAACCACCCACAGAGCCCAGGACGGAATGAACATCAGAACTACCTCCGCATTTCCGCATCCACTTCGCGGTCCAGGTCTTCACCGTTCAGAACGAAATTGTCCGGCGTCATGCCGGCGAACACTCCGCCCCACTGGATGGTGTCCAGGTCTTTGCCGCGCAGGTGGCGGTACCGGGCAGCGTCCTGTGCCAGCCGCGCAAGTGCAGCCGCAGCGGTGCGTTCGCTGTGCATGTCGAGGCCGTTCAGAGCCTCGCCAACGATGTCGACGTCATCCATCACCCTTCCCCCCGCAGCCGCGACGCCAGCAGGCTGGTGCCGACGCCGATGATGCCGCCGGGCGGGCGGCGCTGGACGCCGGGCACGTCGGCGCGGCCCAGGGCCACGTCGAGGCCGCGGCTGGTGATGACGGTGGCGCCCATGACGTGTTCCACCAGGTTCTGCTCGGCGAGCCACACCAGTTCGGTGCGCACGCGGTCGAGGCTGACCACCATCGCGTGGGCCTCCAGGGCTGCCTGCAAAAGCAAATCAGGAGCCGTGTATCCCGGCTCCTTCTCCAGCGCCTCCAGCAGCATGCGACGCATCATGGCGGCGTGGCGTTCGCGGTAGTCGGTCACTTTGTTTTACCCCCACCTTCGAGCAGGAACTGATTCAGCATGCGCAGTTGTTCGATCGCGCCGGTGAACTGACCTGACAAGGTCTTCATTTCGCCGGACACGTCGTCGAGGCGTTCGTGCAGCCGCTTCAGGTCATCATCCGACGGGCCGTGCTTGATGCTCGCCTCTACGTGGGTGAGCCGCCGCTGAACGTCCTGCATGATGCTGTTCGTTTTATCGGAGTGTTCATCCAGCTCTTCGCGCATTTCGGTCGCGTGGGCCTTGAGGTCTTCCTGTGTCGCCACGCCCTTGCGCACAGACCAGCCCACCCAGAGGCCGAGGAAGTTCATCACGAACAGCAGCACCGGCCAGTATTTGAGGATTTGCTCCATCATCGTCTTGCACGCATCCGTTGTTGTTTGTCGAATAGGCCCTGGCACTCAATACAGCGCGCCGCGCTGGGCAGTGCATCAAGCCGCGCCTTCGGGATGACCGAGCCGCACTCGTAGCAGCACGGCAGGCCGTCAATGTAGAGCGGCATGGCCTGGTCCTGTGCGGCCGCGGCGGCGATGGCCTGGTCGCGGTCGAATTGTTCACGCTGTTGGGCGCGGTCGATATCGTCCATTACTGTTCCTGATGGGTGGCGCGGATGATGGTTTCGAGGGTCTCGGCGTATTCGCGGCGCAGGCGTTCGCGCTCGACGATACGGCGGTAGCTCTCTGCGCTGAGGCATGACAATTCCGCCTCGTATACCAGCGGCAGCAGCGGCGGCTCCGGCAGCGGCAGGGGCTGGCTCACTTGGCGCGCGGCCGCCATGCAGCCCGAGAGCGAAAACGCGATCAGCGCCATGACGCACCAGAAGGCGAACCATCCCACCATGACAGCGGCGGCGGTCTTGTTGATCTTGCGGGAGCGCATGGCTTGCATTACCAACGCTTCTCCAGGTGATCGCGCTTGCCCTGGTCGAGGCGCTGCTCGATGTCGGCCTGCTGTTCGCGGTGCAGCTTCTCCAGTTCGGTGCGGCCTTCGGCGATGCGCTGGTGGGTGGCGCTGGCAGCCTCGGCGGTTTCGGCGCGCTGGCGGTCGCGTTCGGCCTCGGCCTGGTGCTTCTGGGAACGCAAGCCGAATAACGCCGCCAGGGCGGCGGCGATGGCGGCGAGGATGGCGAGGGTTTTATTCAGCATCGGCGCTGCCTCGCGTGAACGTGATTGGCTGCGATGTGATTACCCGCAGGACCCCATTGATGAGTGGTAGCCCTATGGACATCGCAACGTAAAAGTTGACTGGCAGGTAGGGCTGCAACAGGGTCCACTTCAATTCCAGGACTACCAGCATCGTGGCCACGGCGTTGACGATTAGCGTCTTGCTGCGCTTAGGGTGTTTGCCGATCACAGGACGTGCCCCTCCAGCGGCGCCATGCCGCCGGCAAGCCATTCCGACACATCGAATCCGGGGCAGGTCTTGCCGGGGTTCACGTCGCGGTGACCGATGACCTGGAGCGCCGGATAGGGCATGCGCAGCCCCAGCACTGACTGGCGCAGGCTGTCCCACTGCGCCGGCAGGAACTTGTCGGTGCCGATCAGGCAGAGGCCGATGGAGTGCGCGTTGTGGCCGGCGGCGTGTGCGCCGACCTCATAGAGGGCGCGGCCCTCGTGAGGGATGCCGGCGATGTCGATGACGTAGTGGTAACCGACGGCCAGCAAATGCGGCCGGTGCGCTGCGCGGGCGGACGGCTGGCGGCCCCAGCCATTGGCGACATGCCAGCGGTCGATGTCTTCGATGGTGAACGGGCTGCCGTTGGGCGTGGCGGCGCAGTGGATGATCAGCAGCTGGATGCCGCGCGCGGGCGCGGCCGGGAAAACGTCGGCGGGAACGGCGCTCATGCCAGCGCCTCCTTGAGTCCTGCGAGAGCGGCATGGCCGGCGCTGTTGGTGCGCGGTGCGCACCCTACACCAGCGGCAGGCGGCTGGCTGCGGCGCCAGTGGTAATCCTCGACCAGGTCATCCACCCAGGCGCGGAAGACCGCCGGCACGCGAGCGCGCGCAGAGGCGCGACCCTCACTCGACTTGAGCGCGATGATTTCGGCGGCGTAGTGCCGGGGGCGTTTTTCGGTGGGTGCTGTCTGGGACATGCCGCCAGACTAGGCGGCCGGGGGGTGAGGTGGTCAGGGGGAAACGCTTCCCCCCGACCGACAAGGATGTGGGCGGAATTAGCTTGCGGGTGTCGTGGTGCCGCTGTCAAGGGTGGCGTCACGCCAGGCGCGCCAGAGGTCGCGCAGCAGGCGCTTCTCGGCGTAGCGCATCGCGCGGCGGTGCCACTGCATTTTGGTGAGGTCCGGCGCCTTGGTTGTTTCGTACTCCTTGCGCGCCACGTACAGCTCTCGGTAGACGTTCTGCTTCTTGATCAGCGACTCGCCGATGACGTGCATGATGGTGCGGCGGTGCGGCGCGTAGCCGTGATCCAGGGCGGCGGCGCCGGCGACGCGGCGCTGCGACCGGCCATCGATGACGGCCAGACCCATGCGCTTCCACACCTTGGCCGGGTTGGCGTAGGCCGCCAGGTCGCCGGTCTCGCCGACGATCTGGGCCGCGCCGAACCAGCCAAAGCCGCAGATGCTTTCAATGAACGGAGTGACGGGCAGCTGCTTTGCCAGCTTCTCCATCCGCCGGCGCAGCGCGAGCTGATGCTTGCGGATGCCGGCAGCGGCTTCCTGGAGCGGAAGGGTGGCGGCGGAGACAACATTTCCTAGGTCGCCACTTTGGCCTTGGTCTCCGTCGCCGATAGATGCCCCTGCATCACCAGAGTTCCATTGGGCGTCAGTCAAATCCGGGGCGACGCAGGGGGCTTGGGTGGGGATCTGCTCGGCAATCATGTTTTGGTCGACGGGCGTTGAATGGCCTTGCAGATCAATAGGGGCTCCAGCATCGGCGCTGCCTTTGTCGGAGCTTGATTGGGGGAAGGTCGAAGCAGGCGTCAACTGGGTGACAGTTCTTCTTAGGCCGCGGCCTTCCTGTTTAACGCGAGGCAGACTTCTATTGGGGAGCACGACTTCCTCGGCCTCGCGGTCGCTGTGAGCGGCACTTCTTTCGCTGGGGATCAACCCTTCATTGGCGCGCTCGATGCGACGTTCGATTGCAGCGATCTGCTGGCCGAGGCGCAGCTCGGCGCGCAGCAGATCCTGGTGCATGCGGTGGGTCTCGCGGATTTCCGCCAGGAGCAGCTGCAGGCTCATGCCGCCACCTCGCTGATGGTAGATATCGCCAGGCGGCGCAGCTCCACGCGCGCCCTGGCGGCAGAGCCGACGCGGGCGGCCACGGCGCGCAGGAACATAGAGCGCTCGATGTGCGCCCCGGCCTGGCTGTGTTCGCGCGTCGCCTCTTCGAGCAGCTCGACGCGGCTGGCGTCGCCCAGCAAAGCCCCTGTGCTGAGGCGGAAGGCGTCCAGCAAATTGTCCAGGTTGGCCCTGGCAAGGCGCATCAGGCCGACCACCAGTACCGGGGCCGCCGGACCCTTGCTTGCATTGTTACTTCCGCCGCTCGAAGAGGCTGCTACGGGCGCCGGATTGTCGACGCTGCGCCGCGGCTGCGACCGCTTTCCCAGGCTGCGAAGCAAATCCCAGATGGCCTTATCCAGGTAGCGCTCCAGCAGCTCCGCCTTTTGCTTGTCGTCGAGTCGCTGGTAGAGTTGTTCTGCGGCGCGATACCTGTCGCCGCCGGCTTCGTCAAGGCACTGGGTCGCCAGTTCCTGGAGTGTGGTGTCTTGCGTCATCAGAACAGGTCTCCCTGGTTGTCGTCTGTCTTGCGCGCTTCGGCGCTGATGTATTTTATCTGCCGCCAGGTGAGGCCCAGCTCGGCGGCGAGCTGGCGGCCGCTCTTAGCGCCGGCGGCGCGGGCCTCGGCGATGTAGTGGTTGCGCAGCTGCAGGTTGACCTTGTCGGCCTTGGGCAGGTCGAGGGTGGTGCCGCCGTGTTCCTCGCAGAGGGCGGCGAGTGCTTCGCGTGATAGGATGCCGCGCAACGTGACGCATTGTTCCGGGTGGACGGCGACGGCCAGGGGGCGGCCGCCGCGGGCCTTGAGCAGGGCGAGGGTCTGCGGCAGACCGATCAGGCGCACCAGCTCCCGGACCTGCGGTGGCAGCAGGTCGGGGTTCACCAGGTCGAGATCGGCGGCCGGCTCGGTCATCACTCTTCCAGCTTCACGCCAGTGTTCTTGGCCCAGGCACGCAGGGCCTGGATGCAGTTGTTGAGGTCTTCGCTTTCCGCCCATTCCAGCCGGGCCTTGCCGGTGATGCGCGCGCAGAACTTCACCATCGCCGCTTCGCCGCGGTTCTTCACCACACCGGCGTCGGCCAGCGCGCACCAGATGGCGGTGATCTTGGCGATGCGCGGCTTGCGCCAGGCGGCGGCGGTGGCGAGCGTCTTGCCCTGGGGCGTGAATCCCTTGGCGCGCATTTCGTCGATGGCCGCCTTGAGGCCGTCGATGGTCATGGTGGTGGCGGAGTACTTGTCGCCGATCAGGCTCGCGCCGTTGCGCTCCAGAATTTTCCGATAGTCTTCCTCTTCCATGCTCAGGCAGCGCTTGCCCGCCATGAGCACACGGTAGAGATGGTGACGGTAGGCGTCCTGGCGTGGGGTTTCTTTCATCAGCGTGTCCACTCTTCCCAGCCGGTTTCCCTCTTCCAGTACGCGGCCGGCTTACCGTCGTCATGCAACACTCGGAGCTTGTCGCCGGAGAGCGCGGCGAGGTTCGCGGCGTGAACTCGCACGGCCACGTCGTATTCCTGGACATAGTCGAGGACGTTGCGCCAGGCCCCATTGCTGTTGATCTGGAGTTTCATCAACTACGCCCTACCTAGCTTGCGGATGCGTGACAGGAGCTTCTTCTCAACGGCCTTCTGCAGCCCGGCCACAGTCAGTCCTGCTCGGCACTGGTCTATGTCGAACCGATCCACCATCATCAGGCGACTGGCCCCGTCCACAGCGCCCACGCCATCGATATTGACGAACGGGTTGGAGACTGCATCCTCTCCGACACATTTCCAGCTCTTCGGCAGATTGCCTTCGATGTGGCAGGACTTGCATACGCGGCGCGGCTGCCAGCCCTTGGTCCGGTACTCAACCGTCTTGCTGCGCTCCACCGTGGCGCCACAGCGGCAGGTGTGCATCTGCTGGCAGTAGCACGGCCCGCCGCCGGTCTGGTGCTTCGGACAGGTGACGCCACTCATGCCGCGTTCTCCATCGCCTCTTCGGCGTCCTCGGCCAGCAGCGCGCTGACCAGCTTGTCCACCTCGCTGTCGACGGACTTGATCACCACAGCGTCGCAGTCGGCGCTGATGCGGATGCCGAGGCGTTTGAGATCGGCGGCCTTGAGGTCGTAGACGGCTTGCTTGTAGACCGATTCCTTGACGCGCACCAGCAGCTCCACCTGGTCTTCCGGGAGCTGGGCGCGGATACGGGCGATGACCTTTTCTTCGTCGTCGAATTCAACGGAGCCGCGCTGCTTGGTGAGGCCGACCTTGACGCCGTGCAGCACGCGGGTGCGCGGCTTGTCGAACAGGCTCTTGCCGTCCTCGATGGCGGCCTTGAGATCGGCCTGCGCTTGGCGGGCCTTCTGCACAGCCGTCTTGATGGCGGCCAGGCGGGCGCGTTTGACCTGCTCGATGGCGTCGTTCATGTCCGTCACCAGGGCGGCGAGCGCATCGCGCTCGGTGGCGTAGATGGCGGAGAGTTGTTCGATTTGTTGCATGTTCATGGGGTGCTTCTCCTCGGTTTGATTCGTCGGGTTACGCTTCGCTAACCCGACCTACATTGAGTTCCAGGGCGTACTGGCGCAGCAGCTCTTCGTCGCTGATTCGCCGCAGCATCTTTTCGCGGCGGAAGGCGGACAGGGCTCGCTTGCGGAACCAGGCGGCTTCCTGTTCGAGTTCCGCCTTCGTTTCGGCGGTGTAGTAGCCGCCCTCCTGTCCGGACTTGTGGACGATGGGTTCGCCGTCCTCCTGCAGCTCGGCGATGACCGAACGGATCAGACGCGTCTGGTTGACCTTGCGCATCGGGATGATCGGGTGGCCGGTGATGACCTGATAGAGCCGGTACATCGAAACGCACTCATCCGGCCCGACATGGCACGCGAGGATTTCGCGCACCCGCGCCTTGAATTCCGCCCGGTCTATTTCACGCATCGGTTTTGTTCCCTCCGTTCAGTGCCTGATTTTTCCAGTCCGGCGGCGGTGCTACCGGCTTTGCCTTCTCCAACACCTGCACCGGGCCGCCCTGGTGACCCACGCGGCGCGATGGATTGCGCAGCTGCTCTTCCTGCTTCTGCTCCTGCCGGCCGCCGGCCTTGGTGGCGATGCCGGCGACGACGGCACGCAGGTAGTTGTGGTTGCTGAGCGGCAGCGTCAGCCGCTCGCGTGCGGCGAGCATTTCCTCCAGGCCCATGCGCCAGTAGTCCACCGGCGCGGGGTGGATCACCTTCTTGTGTTCCACCTGGCCGGAGGCCACCAGCTCCCCCAGCTCGGAGAGCACGCGCACCAGCTTGTTGCTGGCCAGCTTGCGGCCCGCCGGCGCGAACAGCGCCAGATACTCCAGCACCGGATCGGCGAGGCGCGGGTCGAGCTTCAGCGCCGCGTGCAGCGCCTGGCGCGCCCGCGCCTCGGACAGGTACTCGGCGATAGGGCGGACACCGCCGCACTCGGGACAGACGCCATGCACGCTCATGCACGAACCTTCCAGCCGACCGAGAGGCGCAGCGGACCGAGCACCAGAACTACGGCGTTGAAGCCCAACGATGAGGTGAGGTGCAGCGACACCAGGTACTGCGTGACGCGGAACAGGCCGGAGGGCTCGCCCCACAGCCCGGTGAGCCCGCCCAGGCCGACGCTGAAGCCGACGCCGCGCCAGCACCAGGCGACGGAAGGGGTGCGCTGTGCGGGCCTCATGACATCTGCCTCTGCAATATCCAAGGCAGATCCCCGTCGCCATCGATGAGCGTGAGCTGCTCCGGTTGGCATTGATGGGTTTCGCCGCGCTCTACCCATCCTACGGATGCGAGAGCAGCCTGCAGCTGGTCACGCAGCTTGCAGGCAGCGGCAGGCGTCATCAGCTCGAAGCGGCGCGGCGAAAGGAACACCAGCAGCGCCGGGTCATCGTCGAGGTGGTGCAGCAGCTGCACATCAGTCGCCACCATGACCCACCCCCGGAGGTGCCGACTCGACGCCCAGCGGAACGATCTCGCCCTGAGCCGTCCTGTATTCCAGGTCGGCCTTGCGCTTGGCTGCCGCCTCGCATGGAGGCAGCCCGTAACCGACGCAATGCCAGGCGGTGTTGGGATCACACAGGGGCGATTCCTGGGTGTGCTGACAAAGCACGGGCAACAGTCCGGTAGCGTTCATACCTGCGCCCTCCGGTTGTTGTGGTGCAGGGTCGACACGGCATAGGCGTGGTGGCGCATGCGCTGCACGTAGCCGCGCTCGCGCATCTGGGCCCCATTCGGCACCAGCGCTTCCTCCAGGTCGCGGTGCATGGCGGCGGCCTGCGCCGGCAGCAGCGGAGCCACACGCGGCGGCAGCTGGGCGATGGAGTCCAGGATCTCCTGCGGCGCCAGCAGGAACGTGTCGAAGCGGACACCGTGCTGGTGGTACAGGTCGCGGGCGGTGAAGACGCCGCCCCAGTGCTCGATGTATTCGTCAGCGTAAGTGGTCATGCGATCACCTCAATTCCGTTGGTCGTGCGCTGATATCTCTTCTCCTTCACCTGAACCGGTCGCCCGCGTGCCAAGCTCCGCGCTACGCGATAGGCGTCATACCAGGCGATATGCGGCTTACCCATCGCAGTGATAACGGTTGTATCGGTGAGGTCACCCTGTTCGTTGTACCAGGCGATAGTGATCTCCAGCGCGTAACGCAATGCGCGAACCGTCATATCCCAGAGTTCAGGATTTTGTGGACACGCCGCCGCAGTTTCGTAATCAAGGTCCATCTCACACCCCCTTCGGGCGCTTGAGGCCCATGAGCTGCTGGCCGGCTTCAAACACCAGGCGCGGGGTCAGGTCGTGGCCCTTGTCGAGGCACAGCTCGATGACGTTGCGCACCAACTTGGCGAGTACGCGGGCGCGGCCGTCGCACATCTGCCAGAATGCATCCAGGGTTTCCTCATCCGGCGCTTCGCGGCCGTCGAAGGCGCCGCGCACGATCAGCACGGCGTCGGTGCGCTTGATGGACTTGATCACCGCCGGCCAGAACCCGACGCGGGAACTGATCTGGCCGTGCTTGCCGCGCGGGTCTTCGACCATCGGCCGCAGCTTCTCGGTGCCGACCAGCACCAGGCCGATCTCGGCGATGTCGGAAATGCGGCGCGCATACTCCAGGGCGGAGTCGGCGACCTTGTCGGCTTCGTCGAGCACCAGCAGCTTGTCGGTGCCGCGCAGCGCCTTGACGATGGCGCGAAACATTTCGGACTTGGTGCCCACGGCGTAGCGGTTCGACTTCTGCACCACGGCGCCGGTGAGGTCCACCAGCTCGCGCAGCAGAACGATGGCGTTCATATCCGGCGATCCTTCCACCAGGATGACGTTGGGGGTGTTATCCGCGTAGCGTTTCACCGCCGTGGTCTTGCCCACGCCCACCTCGCCGGAGACGATACCCACGTCGCGGTACTGGTGCGCGCGCTTGCAAACGAACTCCACGGTCTGGTGCACCGACGTGGGCACGAACGGCACCTTGACGTTGGACGCGCGCGCCGCCTCGCGGCCGATGTGGTCGAGCAGCGTGGCGAGCTGCGCCTTGGGCGGGCTGACGTACTTGCCGAGCAGGATAGGGTTGAGGGTGCCCTGGGCGATCCCGGTGGCGCGGGCCAGCTTGGTCTGGTTGCGCTGGTTGGCGTAGCCGGGGGCATGGGACTGGCCAGCGTTGATCCAGTCGATGATGCGGCACACGGCGGCCTTGTCGTCGTCGTCATAGTTCGGCGCCCAGGTCGTCGGGTACTCCATCAGGGCGAGACGATGATCGACGGCCTTGCCGCCGGTCGGGTTGATGCCTTCGGGTTTGCTCATGCGCTATACTCCTTATCGTTGTATTGATTCAGGCGGGGCCTCTACTCCCCGTCGATATCCAAGGGGGACAGCCGTAGCGGGCTGTCTCCCTTTTCTTTTGCCCGGCCCCGCAACAGGGGCGAGAGCAAATCCAGGGTTTCGCCTTCGGCCTGCTCCAGGGCAGGCGCCGGGCGCGCCGGCTCCAGGAGCGCGGCGATCTGTTCCATCTGCTGGTCGTGGGTGATGGCGTTGCCGTGCTGCGCCTCCACCTCGGCCACCTTCTTCTGCAGGCGCTTGAGCTGGCCTTCCTTGCGGCGCTGGCGCTGCTCTTCCAGGCGCGAGGCCGGCAGGTAGTCGGCCTTGGTCACCAGCTCGGCGACGCACACCAGGCGATCCTGTTCGTCGTAGACGTACACATGGGCGTCGTCGTGGATCGAGTACTCCACCGGCAGCACACGGTCGTTGTAGAGCGCCAGGTCGGTGTGGCTGTACACGCGTTTGTGCAGCTCGATGGCGGCGCGGCGGATGGTGCGGGTGGTGCGTTCGCGCACGGTGGCGTCGGCCGGAACCTCCAGCGGAACGCGCTCCAGCTCGTCCCACACATCGGCCGGCGTGCGCCCGTGCGCGCTGTGCTTGGTGTTGCAGTAACGCTCAAGGAAGCGCGCCAGAGAGTCGCGGTACTGCGCCAGGGTCGGCAGCGCGCGCTTGCCCTGCTTGAGCTGGTCGTGCAGGCGGCGGTTGATCTCCGGTGCCATGTCGTCGCCGCAGTAGAACATCCCGCCCATGAATAGCTTGTCGTGTTTGTCACGGATGGTGCGGAACAGGCGCTCGATGTGGCCGCGGCCTTTCGAGTTGCCGGGGATCGAGAACATCGGCTGAATGGAGAAGCGGGCGTAGAATCCGACTGCCTCATCGCTCATGGCCTTGGCCTTGAAGCCGGAGCCGTTGTCGACGTGCATCCAGGCCGGGACGTGATCGTGTCCCAGCATGGCGTGCGACAGCGCCAGCATGGAGCTATGCGTGGACTCCGCCTCTGACAGGTACCAGCCGGGTATGAAACGCGACTTCACGCACTCCACTACCGTCAGCTCCGGCCGCCAGATGCCGCCGGAGATCGGGTGTGCCAGATAGACGTCCACCGTGTGGCCGTCCATTGTGTAGACCTCGCCGACATCCAGGCAGTCGGTGTTGCGGCGCACGTAGCGGCCACGGTTGAGGTCGTGGTAGTGCTTGCCGACCCGGTGCGGGCTCTGCGGGCCGAGCGTCGCCGGCATCGTCTGAAGGAAGCGGCGCACGCGGTCGTTGGTGGCGCTGTCGAACCCTTCGTCCCGCAGCTGCTCGGCCACGGCGCCGGAGGTCGGCTTGCTCGGGATGTGGTACAGCGCCAGGGCGCGCAGCTCCCAGCCGTAGTCTTTGCGCTTCCGTCCCTGGTGCTGCGGCGCCGCCTCCGCCTCGCGCCCTTGCAGGTGCTTGGCGTACTTCTCATCCCAGCGGTAGAGCGTCGCGCGGTGCGGGCAGTCCACCTTCTTCGGGCGCAGCACGGTCAGGGCGGAGACAACGGCCCCCGGCAGCAGGCCGTCAGCGAACTGTCTTGAAAAAATATCGATGGCCGGGTCCAGGCTGTCGCCGCCCAGCGCGACGCGCAGCTTACGCACGTAGCGCATCACCGCCACCAGTGCGGCGACCTTGCGCTTCTTGGGGCCGGTCACCGCGTTCTCATCAGGCTCGGCCTGTGCCAGCGCTTTGGTTATTTGCTTGAGCTGCTGTCCCATCGTCGTGCTCCTTATGCCGCGGCCTTGGTCTTACGGGCGTGCTTGGCGACGGACAGGTCCATCTGGCGGTTGTTGCGGCGGGTGGTGGCGGCGTCCATGAAGTCCTCGTGAACCTCGACGGCGCGCCGGACTTCGTCATCGCTGAGCTGCGGCGGCAAGATGCCCACGTCGCGATGGAACCCGACGCAGCGCTCGTGGCCATAGTCGAGCAGCGAGGCGGCGGTGGCGTGCAGGCCCTGGAGCGCATACATCAGCGGATGCACGATGGCATCCAGCTCGGCCTGCGGCAGGTCCGCCGGCAGCAGGCCGAGCCTGTCCATCACCAGCTGCAGGGTGTGGGCGTTGGCGCGCAGCGCCTCGGTTTCGTCCAGGACGGCGCGGCGCAGTTCGGCGGCGTGCTGGTTCGCCTCGGGCAGGGCGCGGCGCTTGCGCAGCTCTTCGTCCTGTTTGTGGATCACCTCGTTGAGGTGGTGCTCGCGTTCGTCCTGTTTCTCCACTTCCTTGCGCAGGGCGATCAGTTCGCGGAGTTCTTCACGACTCATTTGCGCGGCGTGCTCAAGAGCGCCAGAGTCGAATAGCTCGTTGAGCAACTGAATGGGCGCGCTCGCTAAGGCCGCCTGTTTCCTCTGGGGCAAACTGGCGGCCCGGCGCCAGTTTGGTTCTGACAGATGTATAAACATCTGCGCAACCTTCATCGTTTCAGCGATCGCCCTATAGCTGCGCCCAGTATCGTTCGCCCACCCAACAAATGCGCCGTGCCCAAGCTCTCGTTTTTTGAGCATGTATCCTACGCCGCGCTCGATCATGCCGACCGCGGCCAAGTCGTCCTTCTTGTCGAGCCATGCATCTAACTCCTTGCCGCTCAGCGGGCGGTTATCAGACAGCGGCATATCCCAATCGGTATCGTTCTTTATGGCGAGAACGCGCTGCGCGATGACGCGCAGCTCATCGTCGTGGATGGTGTTGTCGACGGTTGCCGGCAGCGTTGTAGCGCTGGCGGCGGTCACCAGCTCGCCGACGATCGGCTGGGCGGGCTTCTTTGCCGGGGCCGGCTTCGGCGCGGGCTTCTTGGCAGGCGCCTTCTTGGGCGCGGCCTTCTTCGGGGCGGCTTTCTTCACAGCGGGCTTTGCAGCAGTTTTCTTGACGGCCATTTGATTAACCCTCCAGGGTACGTTTGAGCGCGATGACTTCGCGCGAAAGTTGGGCCTGCGCCACCAGCTTCTGGCCCAGGGCCAGGGCGGCCTGGTCACGGGCATCGACCAGGTCGTGGCCGATGGCCTGCGCCAGTACCAGCAGCGGGACGATGGAGCCCGTCGCCCAGCACATGGACGGGAGATAGCGGGCGGGGAATTCGTGGTACTCCTTCGATTGCGCCGTCCAGGCGTTGAGCTGGCGCAGGGTGATCGGCTTCTCGGCATCCGGCAGGCAGAGGTTCATCCGCTCGACGATGCGTTCGCGGGACAGGCCGCGCTTCTTCGCCTCGCGGATGGCGAGGTTCAACGCGCCCATCAGCTCCGGGCCGATGTCCAGGTCCTGCGCGCTCAGGGCTTCCAGCGCGTCCTGCTCTGCCAGTCGCTGGAAAAGATCGGGCTGAATGCTGGAGAAATTTTGTCCGCGTTTAGCCACTGACCGAGTCCCCTCGATTCGCTACACTTTCATTCGAACGGCGGCGCTCATCCAGGCGCCGCTTCATGGAGCGGATGGACTGCTTATTGGAGGTGTCCGGTGGAAGACATGCGTAAATACGCAGCAGCAGCACGTGGATTCGTGGATGAAGTGAAAGCCACTTTATCCACCAGCGAGATAGAGGCCCTGCGGGCGGACATGCGGCAGCTTGGTCTGCGAGGCTGGGTCGAGTGGGTCTCAGCGCACGAAGATGACGTGCTTTCATTTGTGTCCGCCGCACCCGCTCAGCGCGCGAAGCGCCGGGACTGGCAGGAGCCCACAACGCGGGGGGCGTCTGGCCCTTGCGGCCATTCGGCACCTTCAGTACGCGGAGCTGCTGCTGCGCCTGCTGGATCGGCCGGAGCTGCATCCAGGGATGTCGTACCGTGACACGGCGGCAGCGGCCGGGCTTGCGTATTGGGACTTGTGTTCAGAGGACCCGGACGAGTGGCCGTTCCCTGGGCCTGATCCGTTTGTTGATGACGACGCGCCAGGGCGGTGCGGCGGGTAGCTGCCGCCTCGGCCAGCCGCGCCTCCTGAAGGTAGTTGTGAAACGTGGGCTCATCGCCACTATTCTTGGTTTTGTCCATCGATCCGCTGCCTTGGTGTTGGTTGTCCGCGTCAAAGAACTTTTGAAAGACTTTGAAGGGGGTTCCTCGTTGTCAGGTGTCGCTCTGGTCGATGTCCGTCCGGCTGTTTCCGCGCCCAGTGATGTTTTGCCAGGGACGAACCGGGTACAGGGGGCAGGTTTTGCACTCGCAATCGCGAACTCGCACCTTCGGGCTCGGGCGCGGGTCGTCATCACCACCGACGCACATGAAGCACCGCCCCTGAATGGCCGAGGCGAGGGAGCGGCGACCGGTTCCGGTCTGATAGGGGCGCACCAGGTAGAGCGGGCACGCGGTCGATGGGCATTCGCGCACGAGGTCAGCCGTGTTGGTGTTGTGGCCGGCGCCCATGCAGTCGATGCAGAAGGCCTTTGCGGACTTGGAGCGGCTCATGCGGCGTTCTCCTGGTTTGGGCGCCAGACGGAGATCAGGCGGTTGTGCAGGCCGCGAAGAACGGCCATCTCGTCGCGCTTCTTGGCGATGAGGTTGTGGATGTCGTCGCCCTGGACGTAGGGCAGGATGTCACCCTTGTCGTCGGTGAACCGGGCGATGGAACCCTGCCGCTTGTCATATGTGTCGTACAGCGCGTCCAGCAGCAGACTGACCTCGGACTGGGTCAGGGTGAGGGTGACGGGGCTCATGCCACGGCCCTCCCCTTGGTGGGTAAATCTGCGGCGCGCCGCATATTTTCCTTGGGCGGCTTGTTGTAGCGGCCGGACGGGAAGAGCTGGCTGAGCGGGATGCCGGTGATGGCCGACACATGGCTCGCAATGTTGTACGATGCGATTTCCTCGCGGAGCACCTGGCTGACCGAGTTGGGCTGTTTCAGCCCCAGGTCGCGGGCTACCTGCGAGGGCGAGGAGCCGGCCTTATATAGGGCGGCAGCTCGGTCTGCCCAGTGCGTGTACTGCATGGGTGGCCTCCTGTTTCAAAACGGTGGCGGTCTGGCAGGACCGCCGTTTTTTGGCTTCGCGGGCCGCCAAATGGCGGGATGAGGGGAGTATGGTAGCGTTTACGCTACCTGTCAATAGGTATGGGTATCGATTTAACAACCGAGCGATTTAGGGATGAGCGGCAGCGACTAAAACTGAGCCATGCGCGGATCGCAGAGATTTGCGGCGTTGCAAAAACGTCTGTGATTGCTTGGGAGAAGGGGGTCAAAATTCCCGCCGAGGCGTTGGCTGCCCTGGTGGAAGCCGGAACCGGCTTCGATTACCAGTACGTCATCACCGGGGTGAGGTGGGGGCAGTTCGGCCCGCAGGATGCCGCCCTGGCTGCGATGTCCGGCCCAGAGCGGGCGAAGGCAGCCCTAGATCGAGTGCTGGCTGTGCAGGAGCGGATAGGGGCAAGGTTTTCACCTGATCAGTTGCAGGCGCTGATCGGGTATACCTTCGAGCACACCCCATCAGTGGATTCTCTCGAATCATTCGTGCGTGCTGCCCTAGCTCTAACAGGAAATCAGAGTTCATCCTTTGACGGCTCGCAGCAGAATTTTCACGGTAAAGTTGGTCAAGCAGCAGGCAGGGATATCGTCAATAAAAAGGAGTAGTTATGAACCAGGAGTTTCACGGTCCAGTGGAGCAAGTTGCTGGGAGAGACATCATCAACGCGGCAGAGGAAAAGTTGTGGCACTGTCAGACCGATGATCTGATTTTTGAGCGCGCGCGCTGCGCCAAGAAGCTATGGGCGTCACGCATTCGATTCGTTATTAATATCCCTTTGTTATGGATGCTGGGCGGCCTGGCATTAATGATATGGGGACTGTTGTCTGGTCGCGTGTCGATCGTGGCGCCAGATTGGACCCTGTGGGGCATTGCCTTTGGCGGCATCATTTTTCCGTCCTACTGGTTGCAAGCAACCCGCCGGAAAGAGGCGCAAGCGATAGCGATTTATCGGGAACGAATTGATCTTATCGACTTCATTCTTCAAGACAGGGCTTAGGAATGGTCGTGGTGTGGGTTGGGCGACGGGTGTAATAGAGGATGGTGTGATGCCGATATTCAAGAAAGCCAAGATGGAGATAGAACTCGCCGCTTTAGATGAGCGGTATAAGGCCCTCCGAGCAACAATAGAGGGACGACCATACTCCAATCCTGTCAGACGAAACCCGGATGCTCCCATCGACACGACTGAGAGAGTTATCGTCGATATCGATGCAGTGAAGCTGGCCATCGATGATCTGAAGTCAATCCTGAAGCACCTCGGTGGCATTAAGCGGCTCGCTGAGCCGTAAGGTGCGTCAGCGTGTCAGACGAAGAGCACCGCAGATATATGGATGAGCGGTTTGCCAGGTTCATGAAGGAAACGCACCGCGCACCCTACTGGCAGTGGCTTTCCGTTATTGATGGATGCACCTGCGAAGAATGCCGGAGGTTGCACGCAAAGGTTTTTCGCTTCGACGATCCTATTTGGAAAGTGAAGCGCCCACCATTGCATGGAGACTGCCGATGCAGATTCCGCAATTTGTCAGAACGTGATCTGGTCAAGCGAGGTCTTGAGGTTAGCGATGGCAGGGTATTCATATAATGAAGCGCCTCAGCCGCATCGTCAGGCTGAGGCGCTAGCAATATGTCAATGATGTTCCAGTTAGCGTTTCATGATCAGGCTCCTCGGGTCGTCTCCACTTGTTGTTGACAAGCACAAGCTGCACCGGCAGCCTATAAAAAGAACCGGCAATCACTAAGGGGGAAGCGTTTCCCCCTGATCGTTTTTCTCCCCCTCCCGCATAGTGCGCTTCATGAGCAAGCGCACACAGCACGATTTCAAAGGTCTTCAGGACTGGGTTCCGATCTTCAAGGCCGGCCCCCAGAAGGATTCTCTCGGCCGCGAAAAGGTCTGGACGCACGATGAGCTGGATCAGGTCGTCGCCAACCACAGCGCGGACCACCCCGCGCCGCACGTCATCACCCACAAGGAACTCTATTCGCCCTTCGCCTACGGCCAGTCGGCCGAGGTGAAGCGCGAGGGCGATGTGCTCTACGTCAAGAGCAAGAACGTCGAGCCGCAGTTCGAGAAGCTGATCAAGGATGGCCGCCTGTTCGAGCGCAGCGTGCGCCTGGTACCGAGCCCGAAGGGCTGGAAGCTGGGTCACATAGCCTGGCTGGGCGCCGAGCCGCCGGCAGTCGATGGCCTGGCGCCGGTGCAGTTCAGCGCAGAGACCGAGGCGCACGATTACTCCGTGGACTGGCGCGCCACCTCCACCCTGGCGCGCATGATGCGCCGCCTGCGTGAATTCCTGATCGCCAAGTTCGGCGCTGAAGAGGCCGACCGAGTAATGCCCGAGTGGGATGTGGATGACCTGGTCACCGCTGCCGCCGAGCAGCGCGCCGAAGATGTTCCCGCTTCCCCTTCTTTCTCCGCACCCACCCAACAGGGAGACGTATCCATGCTCACCGAAGAAGATTTGAAGCGCGCCCGCGAAGAGGCGCGTGCCGAGGCCAAGGCTGAGTTTGCGGCCGAGCAGACCACGCTGCAGCAGCAGCTCCAGACCGAACGCGAGAGCCGCCTGCGCGCCGAGTTCAGCGCCAACATCACCGAGGCCATCGACGCCGGCCGCCTGACCCCGGCCCAGGCCGAGGGTGCCGTCGACTTCATGCTGCAGCTGTCGCGCGAGCCGATGGAGTTCGAGTTCTCCGCCGGCGAGGGCGACACGGCTGCCACGATCAAGAAGCCGGCGCTCACCTGGTTCCGCGACTTCATGGCCGCGCTGCCCAAACAGATCGACCTGGGCGGCGTGCTGGGTGGCGAGGATGCGGATAAAGCTCCTGCTGCCGAGTTCGCAGCGCCGGAAGGTTACGTCGTGGACGCTGGCTCGATGGCGATGCACAACAAGGCCGTCGCGTATCAGCAGAAGTACAGCTGTTCGTACAAGGATGCGGTCGACGCTGTCAGCGCCGGGCGTTAACCAAAACCAAAGACCGAGGGACATACAGTCATGAGTCGCCAAGCCGTTCCTGTTCTCACCCTGTCGGTGGCCGCTGCCGCCGCAATCACTGCCCACCGCTTCGCCCTGGCCAACGGAACCATCTGCGGTGCCAACGGCAACGCCAAGGGTATCTACATTTCCGACGCCGAAATCGGCGACCAGGTCGGCATGACCGTCCTGGGTACCGCCATCGTCGAATCCGGCGCTGCGTTCGCCGTCGATGCCAACCTGCAATCTGATTCCATCGGTCGTGCGGTCACGGCGGTCGACGGCCCGGTGGTGGCGCGTGCCCTGGAGGCCGCAACCGCTGCCGGCCAGCTGATCGAGGTGCTGGTGATTGCCTCGCCGTCCACCATCGCCGATGGCGCGAAGCTGGCGCAGGTGTTGGCCAGCAACGACATCACCCGCTATGACGCCGATGGCGCCGTGGCGATTTCCGGTATCGCGCTCATCGATGGCGGCACCGGCATCGCCGGCCTGACGCTGGCCGCTCCGCAGCCCGGCTGCCAGGCGCGCATCAAGCTGGACACGCTGACCAGCGGAACCGTGGTGCTGACCACCGCCGCCGGCGTTACTTACGACGGCACCAACAACACCGCCACCTTCAACGCGGCAGCCGATGAGCTGGTGCTCGGCTACAAGAGCGCCACCGAGTGGGAAGTGGTGGAGAACACCAGCGTCACCCTGAGCGCTGTGTAACGGCAATCAACCAAGAGGATAACAACCGATGAAACAGCGTTCCGTATTCTTCTCCCTGCTCGGCGCCGCCCTGGTGGTCGCCGCCCTGGCCTTCGCGGTCGAGCCGTCCACCGCCGTGGCGGCCGTCCACATGCCCGACATGGGCATGACGGAGCTGACCATGCTCGGCATGGCCGGCATCATGAGTCCGCGTCAGGCGCGGGTCATCGATCCGATCCTGTCGAACCATGCCCGCGGCTACGGCAATCCCGACGTGGAGCGCGCCGGCCGCATCCTGTTTCCGCGTGCACCCATCGACCAGCGCGGCGCGAAGATCGTCAAATTCGGCAAGGAGGCGTTCCGGCTCTACAACACCGAGCGCGCACCGGGTGCGGCCCGCAAGCGTGTGTCGGTCGGCTACAGCTCCGATACCGTGAGCCTCAACCAGCATTCCCTGTCCGGCCAGGTGGCGTTCGAGAACATGGATGAGGCGAATGAGGTGCCTGGCATCGACCTGGGACGCCGCGCACTCAACGTGCCGCTGGAGATCATCGCTCGCGAGGAGGAGTACCGCGCCGCGCAGAGCGCCCAGAACGCCGCGAACTACGCCACCGACAACAAGGACACGCTGTCCGGCACCGACCAGTGGAATCATGCCGACTCCAAGCCGGGCGAGCAGATGGACGATGCCCACATGGTCATCCGCTCCCGCATCGGCCGGCGCGGCAATGTCCTGGTGCTCGGTCCCAACGTCTACAACGCCACCCGCCGCAACGCCAAGGTGATCGCCCAGGTGTTCGCCGGCAGCGCCAACAAGCCGGAGATGGTGAGCCGTGAACAGCTGGCCGCCTATTTCGGTGTCAAGAAGATCGCCGTGGGTGATGACGTGTACCTCGCGGCCAACGCCGGCGACGACGACGCATTCTCCGATGTCTGGGGCAACGTCGCCATCCTGGCCTACGTGCCGAGCGTGGACGGCGAAGGCGACATCGAAGTGCCGAGCTTCGGTTACACCTACTACCTCAAAGGCCACCCGCTGGTGGAGGCGCCGTGGCAGGACCGTGATCACGACGTGTGGGTCTATCCGACCAAGGACGAATACCAGGCGGTGCTGACCGGCATGCACGCGGGCTTCCTGTTCAGCGACGTTCTCGCTACCGCGTAACGACTGCACCAAGACAGGATTGTGCTGACGGCACAGGCCACGGACGGCCACCCTAATTTTCAGGAGTAGATCATGCCCAAATACAAGGTGAACGATCCGCTGCGTCACAACGGCAAGCGCTACAAGCCCGGCACCGACAACGACACCGTGGAGATGAGCGAGGCGGAGGCGGCCAAGGTGCGCCCTGGTGTGCTGCGGCTGGTGGATGACTCCGCCGCGAAGGCTGCTGCTGAGAAGGCTGCTGCTGAGAAGGCTGCTGCTGAGAAGGCCGCTGCTGACAAGGCTGATGCTGAGAAGGCTGATGCTGAGAAGGCTGATGCTGAGAAGGCCGCCGAACAAAAGAATAACCCCGCGAGCGAAGCGCAGGCCGCTGGAGACCAGGAAGAGAAGGCGGAAGGAGCTGGTGCCCCCGCCGCAGCAGGGACCGCTGCCCAGCCCGCCGGCAAGAAGAAGGGCGCGAAGTAACCCATGCCCTACGCCACGTCCACCGACCTGTTGTTCTTCGGCACCGCCGAGCTGTCCCAGCTCGCGGCGCCGGAGGATAACCGCGTCACCGGCGAGCTGCTGCGCCTCACCATCGAGGCCGGCGACCGCAGCGCGTACACGGCCGCAGAGATCGCCGCCGCCGATGCGGCCATGCTGCGCCTGGAGGGCGTGCTCGACCGTGCCAGCAAGCGCATCGACAGCTACCTCGCGCCGCGCTATCCGCTGCCGCTGCCCGCTGAACTCATCGCCGGCAGCGAACTGGGCCAGGCGTGCATGGACATCAGCCGCTTCCTGCTGATGGAAGACACGGCTACCGACATAGTCAAGGATCGCTACGACCGGACCATCTCCTGGCTGCGCGACATCTCCAACAACAAAGCCAGCCTCGGCCCGGTGGATACCGGCGTCGCCACGCCCACCGGCCGCCCCGTGCTGCGCACCGGCGTCAGCGGGCATGCGTGGGATAAGTACTGATGCTCACTGAACTCGAACAGGGACTGATTGACGTCGTCAACGGAAGCGCGCTCAAGGCGCATTTGCGCACTGTCGACTCCATGCCGGACATCACGCCGGAGACGATCCGCAACCTGGTGGGCACAGCGCCTGCCGTGTACGTGGTCGCTGAGTCTGTTGAGTTCGATGGCCACCGCGCCAGGGGGATACTCAGCGTTCTGTGCCTGGCCAAGAACTCGCGCGGCCACCAGGCGCAACGCCGTGGTGATGGTGACGCGATCGGCCTGTACGAGATCGTGAGCAGCGTCGCCGCACTGGCCGGGCCGGGATCCAGAAATAGTTACAAGGCGCTCCGCGTTCGACTCGATCGCGACGCTGCGTGGCGCCAGCTCGGACTAGCCGCGGCTGTGTTCAGAGTGGAATCTAGCGTCACTGTCCCGGACATGCCTCTTGATTATCACGAGTTCCTGACGTTCTCGAATACCCAACAGGTCGGCGATGCAGATACCGATGACCTCAATATAGAAATCAACTATCCGCAGGAGTGAGCCCATGAGCGAGTTGTACCTCAAGCCGACGAATCCGAAGTCAACGGTCCGCATGCCTGAGCGGGGTGGTGCCGTCATGCCTCCGCACGGCGCCAAGGTGAACAAGACACCGTACTGGGCCAAGCGCCTGCGCGACGGTTCTGTGGTGCCCACGACCGCCGAGGCATTCGAGCAGGGGGAGAAGGGTTTTCGGATCGCCGCTCAGGCGGAGGCCCGCAAAGCCCACGAGGAGGCCGTGAAGGCACAGAAGAAACAAGCCAACAAAGGCGCCCCTGGCACCAACAACGCGTGAGGAGTGAGTGATGCCCATTAACATTACGTTTGACTACATCCCGGACCAGCTGCGGCTGCCGGGCACGCTGATCGAGCTGCACACCCTGGGTGGCGCCGGCGCACAACAGTTCAAGGGCGTGGTCTATGGACAGCGCCTGGCGACCGGTACCGTCCCGGCCGGGGAGGCGCGCCGCGTCACGTCCGCCGAGCAAGCCGAACTGTATTGGGGACGCGGCTCCATGATCGCCGAGATGTTCCGCGTGATGAAGAAGGTGAATCTCTTCTTCGAGGTGTGGGGCATTGGCCTGGACGATGATGCCGCAGCCGTCGCCGCTACCGGCAGCATGGCGTTCGCCGGCCCGGCGACGGGGTCTGGCACGCTGATGGTGTACGCCGGCGGCCGCGTGGTCAAAGTTGGCGTCATCGCCGCGGATACTGCCGCCGAGATAGCCACTGCACTGGCGGCAGCCGTGGCGGCGGACACTCGCTTGCCGATTACGGCGGCGGTCGACGGTGTTGACACGGCGAAGGTGAATTTCACCGCTCGCCACAAGGGCGAGGAAGGCAACAACATCGACATCCGCGTCAGCTACTTCGATGAGCCCGTTCCGTCCGGTGTCGGCATCACCATCGTTCCGATGGCGGGAGGCACCACGAACCCCGACATTGCCGACGCCATCGCCGGCATGGGCTCTGAATGGTTCAACTACGTGTGCATGCCCTACACCGATGCGGCCAACATGACCGCCCTGGAGACAGAGGCTGGCCTGCGCTTCCAGCCTCCGGCCCAGCAGGGCTTCCGCACGTTCGTGGCGCGACGCGGCAATCACACCGACACCAGCACGTTCGGCGGCAGCCGCAATAGCGCCCACGTCACCTGCCTGGGCACCAACCTGTCTCCGGCCCCGACGTGGATCTGGGCGGCGCTGAACGCCATCGTCGCAGCGCCGGCGCTGGTAAACCACCCGGCCCGTCAGATGCGCGGTCTCAATCTGCCGAACGTCGAGGGCTATTACCTGGCGCCTGCACTGAGCGACCGGTGGGACCCTGCCGAGCGCAACCTGCACCTCTATGACGGCATCTCCACCTACACGGTGGGCACCGATGGCTCGGTCTACCTGGAATGGCAGATCACCATGTACCAGACCAATGCCCAGGGACTGGCCGACGAATCGCGCCTGCTCATCAACACCCCTGAGCTGGAGGAACGTATCCGCTACCGCAAAATTGTCGCCTTCGCCAACTACCCCCGTCACCTGTTGGCGGAGGATGAGGCCAAGCCGGGAGTGGGCCAGCCGGTCATGCAGCCGAAAACAGCGACCGGCATCCTGTTGCGTGAATATGCAGCGATGGAATCGGATGCCTGGGTTCAGGACTACGACGGTTACAAGGCCGAACTGCTGGTCGGCATCGATCCGGACAACGGTACCCGCCTCAACGTGCAGGACCGCCCGCGCCACGTCAATCCCCTCGGCATCATTGCGATTCGCACTGAGTCATACACCTAAAGGAGCATCCCATGCCCGCTCTTGTTTCCAAGCTCGAAGTGCGCAAGGACGGCACGATCCTCGCCACCAGCGACAAAGGCTCGATCAAGCTGCCCGGCGACAAGAAGTCCGCCGAGCGCCACGGCGGAAAGAATTACTGGACGTCGGAGGAAGACCCCGGCTATCTAAAAACCAAGCTGCTCATCACGGCTGGCACGCGGGTTAGCGATCTTAATGCCATCGACGGCGCCACGCTCGATGTGTATACCAATCTCGGCCACCACTACATCTGCATCAGCGCCACCCTGGAAGAAACGCTGGAGGTTTCCGACGGCGGCCAGGCTGACGCCACCTTCCTTTTCGAAGACGCGAAGGAGGTATAAGCGATGGCTGAAATCAAAGGCACGTTGAAGCACGGTTACAAGGTCGGCGACGAGGTGTATCGCGACTATGTCCTGCGCGAGGCCAACGCCGGCGACGTGATCGAGGCCAACGAGGAATCCGAAAAGCTGGTGGTGTTCCCCAACGCTGAAGGCCGCATGGAGCCGCAGTTCGTGCCGTCACCCACGATGGTCGGCGTCCATGTGTTGCGCCGCCAGGTCAAAGTCATCGGCCCGATTTCCGGCCCGCTCCCGTTGGTGGCAATGAAGACCCTGCACACCGATGACATGACTCAGCTGCAGAACGATGCCGAAAAGCTGGAGCAGGTGGAAGAGATCGAAGCGCTCCAGGCGGTGGCGCATCGGGGGCGATCTGATAGCGGAGGCGAGGCTGTTTGACAGCCTGATCCCGCACATCGGCGATCGCACCCACTGGACGGCTGATGCCGTCCATCGACTCAGTAAACGGCGACTGTATCGATACCTCCGCACATGGTTGACCTCAAGACAAGCGTAATCGTCAACCTGACGGGGAACCTGCAACGTAACGCAAAGCGCTACACGCAGGCCCTCGCCGGGTTTTCGCAGACGGGTGCACGGCATATGCGCCGTCTGTCGTCGGTCGCCGCGTCGACCGGTCAAATGCTCGACCGCATGGGCAACCGCTACACGGGCCTGCTCACCGGCGCCGCCGGCATCGGCTCCGCCAAGATGGTGATGGCGCTGGAAACCCGATTCACGCGCCTCGGCATCCAGGCCAACGTCGGCGCGGACAATATCGCCCGCTTGAAGCGCGAGATATTCGAGGCCGCGCAGGCGCCGGAGATTCGCGTCGACCCCTCGCAGATCACCGCCGCCATCGAGGCGATCGTCGAGAAGACCGGCGACCTTCAGTTCGCCCGCGACAACATTGCCAACATCGGCCTGGCCATCCAGGCCACCGGCGCCGAGGGTGGTGCCATCGGCGAGATCCTGGCCGAGTTCCAGAAGATGGGCGTCAAGGCCCCGGATGTGCTCAAGTCCATCGACCTGCTGAACGTCCAGGGCAAGGAAGGCGCGTTCACTCTGCAGAACCTGGCCGCCCTGGGCCCGCGCGTGATCACCGCCTACACCGCCACCGGCCGCGCCGGTACCCAGGCGCTGACCGAGATGGGCGCCGCCCTCCAGATGATCCGCATGGGCACCGGCAGCTCGGAGCAGGCGGCCACCGCCTTCGAGGCACTGCTGCGCACCCTCACCGATCCGGACAAGATCAAGAAGCTCCAGCAGGTCGCCGGCATCCAGGTGTTCGACCCGCAGCGGCTCGCCGCCGGCGAGAAGGTGCTGCGGCCCATCAATGAACTGATGACGGAGATCGTCGCGAAGTCCAAGGGCGACCGCACCAAGCTGGGCGCGATCTTCGATGCAGAAGCCATGCGCGCCTTCAACCAGGCCGGCGGCGAGTTCATGCGCACCGGCCGTCTGGACACCATGACCAAGTTCATGCAGGTGCAGGCCGACGGCAAAGCCACCATGCAGGACTCCGCCCGTGCCGCCGCCACCTCCGGCGCCGCCATGCAGAATCTCTACACCTCCTGGAAGAAGTTTGCCGACGGCGAGCTGTCCGGCCCCATCCAGTCGCTGGCCGACGCGCTCAACAGCGTCGAGCCCGGCACCGTCGATCGCTGGATGCAGATCGGCAAGTGGGTGGCCATCGTCGGTGGCGGCGCCGTACTGGCGCGCAAGGTGCAGAAGGGGATCGGCGGCCTCGGCAAGGCGGGCGCTGCCGCCGCCGCCGGCGGACTGGGCGGCATGCCGCTGCCGCTGCCCGTCTATGTCGTCAACAAGCATATGAGCCTGACGCCCGACGCCTGGGGCGGCTCGCCCGCCGGCGGTACCGCCGGCAAGGCCGGAAAGGCGGGAATGCTCAAGCGCGCCGGCATGGGCCTGCTGGGCCGCGCCGGCGCGGTGGGCGCCGCAGGCTACGCCGGCTGGGAAGTCGGCTCCTGGTTGAACAAGACTTTTATCGAGGGCACCGACTTAGGCGACAAGATCGGCGAGGCAGTCGCTCGCCGCCTGGCCTGGCTGGGCAACCAGGAGGCCAAGCTCGCGATCGAGATCAGCCAGAATGGCGAGATCACCGACGTGCGCGCCAGGGGCCGTGGGTTGCGGCCGGAAGTGGAGCGGGCGGCGCGCATGGCCGGAGGGTCTTGGTGATGCTAGCTGCAAGTGTAATCCGGATAGGTTTTATTCTTGAGCCTGACACACGTATGACGCTTTCCGCTCGGCCAGTCATCGTAAGCAAAAGTGAAGTGACTGCCGCCGAGTTCAAAGAGCCGCAATGTAATCCGTCCGTAGGTGTACTGCGATTCCCACTTTTTGTTTTTCGGCATGTCCTTCGCTTTTTCATGCCACTGGAGGTGCATTCCATTGGGGCCAAACTCGCAAGTGAAGCCAGCTTCCTTCGGGTCTATCTGTCGGCACTCGTAGGCAAGAACCCATCCGTGCGGACTTCTAGGCTCCCACTCTTCGGCCATCGCCGTGCCGGCAATGAACACAAGGGCGGTGATGATCAGGCTGCGCATGACGGCTGTTCCTTGTCGATGATCGGGCCTTGGAGTATAGCGCGATGAGCTGGCAGGATCATGTTCGGGGGCGGTCCGTGGATGGCCGCATGCTGCTCGGATCGTTCCGTGGCGCTCGCTTCATCGTGCCGACCGCCGAGGCCGTGGTCGGCCGCCGCGGCGAGGTGCACGAATATCCCGGCCGCGATCTTCCCTACGTCGAAGACCTGGGCCGCCGCACCGGCGAGTTCCCCCTGGAGGTGTTCGTCGACGGCAGCCTGGTGGCCGACGGCAACTACATCACGGCGCGCGACGCACTGATCGCCGCGCTGAACACGTCCGGCCCCGGTACCCTGGTGCATCCCTGGTACGGCACGCTGACGGTCAGCATCACCGATGCCCGCGTGCGTGAGTCCGATCGGGAGGGCGGCCGGGCCACCTTCACGCTGACCTGCATCGAATCCGGAGAGCTGGCCTTCCCGTCGGTCGACGTGCAGTGGTCGGCGCGCACCGAGGCCGCCGCCGATGCGGCCGATGCCTCGGCCCTGGCGGACTTTGCCGCCCTCTTCAACGTCGACGGCCTGCCGGAGTTTCACCTGGTGGAGATCGAGACGGAGCTGGCGCGCACCCTGGCCGGACTGGAGAAATCGGTGAGCGGCGTCACCAGCGCCATCAGCGCCGAGATCCGCGCCCCCTACAACATGGGCGGCCTGATCCTCGGCAGCCTCAGCCGCCTGGCCGACACCGTCACCGAGCCGCTGCGGGCGCTGCGCCTGTACCAGGGACTGTTCGGCGCCGGCGACGACAGCCCCACCGTTCCCACCACCACGACCACGCGCCGGCAGCAGGCGGCCGGCATCGATGCGCTGCATGCCATCACCCAGCGCGGCGCCGTGATCGCCGCCTGCCGGCAGTCGGCGGCGATGGACTACGCCAGCCTGGACGATGCCCTGGCCATCCGCGCCGAGCTGCTCGATGCGCTCGATATCCAAATGGATGGGGCCGATGAAGATGCGGTCTATCAGGCACTGGCCGATCTGCGCACGGCCGTCGCCGAAGACCTGCGCACCCGCGGCGCCCGGCTGCCGCAGCTGCGCACCGTGACGCCCGGCGCCACGCTGCCGGCGCTGGTGCTGGCCTACCGCATTCACGGCGACGCCAGCCGCGACGCCGAACTGATTGCGCGCAACCACGTGCGGCATCCCGGCTTCGTTCCGGGCGGGACTGCCATCGAGGTGCTGATCAATGGATGACATGCTGCTCCTGGTCGACGGCAACACCTACGGCGGCTGGACCTCAATCAACGTCCACCGCTCGATGGAGCTGGGCGCCGACGCATTCGAGCTGGAGGCGACGGACGTGGGGGGCGGCAGCGCGGAGCGCCGGCCCATCCGCATGGGCGCGGCCTGCCAGGTGTTCATCGGCGACAAGAAGATCATCACCGGCCACGTGGATGACGTGTCGGTGTCCTACGACGCCAAGAAGCGCAGCCTGTCGTTTGCCGGACGCTCCCGCATCGCCGACCTGGCCGACTGCGCGCTGCCGCTGTCTGCCGAGCAACGCAGCCAGTTCTCCGGACTGACCCTGGCGCAGATCGCCCAACGCCTGGCCAAGCCCTTTGGCCTCAAGGTCATCGACCAGGTGGGAGGTATGAAGCCTTCGGTTGTGACGACTTTCGAGCCTGGAGATCGGGTGTTTGAATTCATCGAAAGTTTGGCCAGGCAGGAAGCCGTGATTCTTGGTGACGACGTTGACGGCAACCTGGTCATCTACCGCGCGTCGACCGTGCAGCTCTCCACCGCCCTGCGGCTGGGCGTGAACATCCGCTCGGCCAGCGGCCAGTTCTCGCTGCGCGACAGATTCAGCGAGTACCGCTTCGTTGGACAGGCGTGGGGTAGTGATGAAATGAGCGGAGCACAAGCCGCCCACATCTTCGGCAGCGCCAAGGATGCCCTGGTGCCGCGCTACCGCCCCACGGTGCTGCACCTGGAAGAAAACATCACCCTGGAGAACGCCAGCCGCCGCGCGCAATGGCAGGCCAACGTCAACTACGGCCGCAGCCGCGCCGCCACCTACACGGTCACCGGCTGGGCCCATGCGGACGGCCTGTGGGAGCCGAACCGTCTGGTGCAGGTGTTCGACGACTGGATGGGCTTCGACGGCGAGTGGCTGATGATTGCCGGCGTCCGGTACGTCTTCGACAAGAGCGGCCGGCGCACCGAGCTGGAGGTGATGCCGCCGGAAGCCTTCGACCTGGTGCCGCTGCCCATTGATCCGAAAGAGGCGGCCTGGTGATGAGCGCGCTCGACAAACTCTACCGCCGCGTGCAGATGATGATCTCCCGCGCCGTGGTGCGCCTGGTCGACCCGGCCACGCTGATGCAGCAGCTGCAGGTGGAGCGTCTGCCCGGCGAGGTGCTGGACCGCGTCGAGCACTTCGAGGGCTACGGCCGCACCGCCCATGCGCCGGACGGCGCCGAGGCCATCGTGCTCGGCCGCCGCGGCCGCCTGGTGGCGCTCAGCGTGGCCCACCGCCAGTTCCGCGTCCGCAACCTCGCCGCCGGCGAGCAGGCCCTCTATGACGACCTGGGCAACGTGATCCTGTTCAAGCGCGACCGCATCCTGATCAACGCGGTGGACCACGTCGAGGTGATCGCACCGAGCTGCCACATCCAGGCGATCACCACCCACGACGGCAACGTGACGATCAACGGCAACCTGGTGGTGAGTGGGACCATCAACGCCGACGGCAACATCACCAGCGCCGCCGAGATCGCCGACGCCACCGGGACGATGGGCGCCATGCGCGACGTGCACAACATTCACGATCACGACGTGCCCACCGCGCCCGGCACCAGTGACGTACCCAACCAGCAGATGTAGACGATGGATATCGCAATCACTCAAGACCCCATCACCGGCACGTTCCGCCTGGAGCGCAACGCCGCCGGCAACGACCTGGCCAGCGATGCCGGCCTGCGCACGGCCGTCCTGATCTCTCTGTTAACCGACGCCCGCGCCGAGGCCGACGACGATATCCCGGACGGCAGCGACGACCGCCGCGGCTGGTGGGCCGATCCGGACATGGGCTCGCGCCTCTGGCTGCTGGTTCGCGAAACGCAGACCGCCCGCACCCTGGAGCGCGCCCGCGAATACGCCCAGGAGGCGCTGGCCTGGCTGGTGGAGGACGGCATCGCCCGCGCCGTCACCGTCACCGCCGAATGGGTACGCACCGGCATGCTGGGCCTGCGCGTGGTGATCGAGCGCGCCGCCGGCGGCCGCTTTGAAGAGATGTTTACCCGCACTTTGGAGGAAGCATGATTTACGAGCACGCCCTCTATAAATTGACCCTGCTCGATGGCCGCTTGATTGCGACGGTTCACGTCGTTGCCGCCCACGTCGAGCAGGCCATCGAGAAGACAAAAGCCGCGCTTCGCAATGACCCGCATTGGGCACGCTCCAAGGGCTTTTTGGACCCGCAAAAAGCTGTCGTTAAATCATGCGAGTTGATCAGCATGGTGGAGGTCTCCTGATGGCGTTCACCCGTCCCACGCTCCCGCAGCTCCTCGACCGCATCCAGGCCGACATCGAGTCCCGCCTGCCCGGTACCGACCCGCGCCTGCGCCAGAGCCTGCTGGGCATCCTCGCCCGCGCCCATGCCGGTACCGCGCACGGCCTGTACGGCGTGCTGGATTACCTCGCCCGCCAGCTGCTGCCGAGCACCTGCACCGATGAGGAGATATTCGCGCTGCACGCCGGCTGGTGGGATGTGCCGCGCAACGCGGCCGCACAGGCAAAGGGCAATGTCACGTTCACCGGCACGAACGGCAGCGTGATCCCCGCCGGCACCACGCTGCAGCGCAGCGACGGCACCCAGTACACCACCGACGCCGAGGCGACGATTGCCAGCGGCAGCGCCACCGCCGCGGTCACCGCCGTCGACGGCGGCCAGGCCACCAACGCCACGGCGGGCCAGAAGCTGACGCTGGTGTCGCCCATCGCCGGCGTGCAGTCGAGCGCCACCGTCGCCGACGGCGGCCTGGTGGGCGGCTCCGACATCGAGACCCTCGATGCCTGGCGCGCGCGCCTGAGCCAGCGCGTGCAGAACCGTCCCCAGGGCGGCGCCCTGGCCGACTACGAAACCTGGGCGCTGGAAGTGGAAGGCGTCACGCGCGTCTGGGTGATGCCGCTCTGGCTCGGCCTCGGCACGGTGGGCGTGTTTTTCACCCGTGACGATGACGCCAGCCCGATCCCCGACGCCGGCGAGGTCGCCGCCGTGCAGGTGTACATCGATGCGCGCCGCCCGGTGACCGCGGCCGTCACCGTCTACGCCCCCACCGCCGTGCCGGTGGACATGACCATCAGCCTCAACCCCAGCAACGCCACCGTGCAGGCCGCGGTCTCCGCCGAACTGGCCGACCTGTTCCGCCGCCAGAACGTCGAAGACGGCGCCGGCAGCGGCACCGTCCTGCTGACGCACATCCGCGAGGCCATCAGCCGTGCCGCCGGCGAGAACAATCACGCCATCGACCTGGTGGCAGACGTGACGCTCAGCCCCGGCGAGATCGCCACGCTGGGCACGATCACCTATCAGGCGCTCTAAACGATGCGCGAAGCCGCCGACTATCAACAGCAACTCAACGCGCTCCTGCCGCCCGGCGCGCTGTTGGAGTCTCTGCGCCATGACGAAGCCGCCCAGGCGCTGCTGCTCGCCCTGGCCGATGAGTTCGCCCGCCTCGACGGCCGCGCCGACGATCTCCTGCGCGAGCTGGACCCGCGCAGCGTCTCCGAGCTGCTCGCCGAGTGGGAAGCCTGGGCCGGGCTGCCGGACACCTGCAGCGGCCTGGGCGAAACGCTGCAGCAGCGCCGCGACGCCCTGCATGCCTCGCTCACCGCTGAGGGCGGCCAGAGCCGCGCGTATTTCGTTGCCCTCGCCGAGCGGCTTGGATTCGCGGGCGCGACGATCACCGAGTACGAGCCGCACACCGTGGAGATGAGCGTCGATGCGCCCATTTACGGCACCGACTGGCGCTTCGCCTGGTTGCTGTCCGTGGCGACGCCGGACGTGGTGCAGTTCAACGTCGAAAGCAACGTGGCCGAGGGCCTGGGCGAACAGGCGCCGACCACGCGCCTCGAATGCGCGATCAACAAATACAAGCCAGCGCACACCATCGCGCTGTTCGAATACACCTAAGAGGAGGAGCCAAAAATGGAGCCACGCAACTACTTGGCCAACGCAGGCGCAACACCGCCTGCAGCGCCGGGAACCCCGAGCAATGGATACCCGCAGGCCGGTGTGCCCGGCGTCAGCGATCCGACCACGCCGGGGCCGTTCTGGTTTTACAAATTCGGCGAGGAGGCACGCGCAATCATTGTGCTGGGCGGCCTGACACCTGACGACGAAACATTGAATCAGGTGGCGCTTGCTATTCAGGCCATCGTCGCTGATGTGGGTGATCTGCGCTTCGCCGCCCTGGCTGGGTCGGCCGCACAGGCCTTCCTGGTTGCTGCTGCGACCGCCAGCGACGAGGCGGTCAATCTGGGGCAAATGAACGCCCTGATCGGGACTTATGTCAACGTAACCGGCAGCCGCGTCGCCGGGACTACCTACACAAACACGACCGGCAAGCCGATGTTTGTGTCTGCCACCATCTCCAGTACCGTGGCCAATTTCTCCACCCTGACGGTAAACGGCGTGGTGGCTGACTATGCCAACTCCATCAATCAGGCCAACAACGCCACGAAGGTCTGCGGGTGGGTTCCGCCAGGCGGAACCTATGTGGTGGCCGTGAGTGCAGGCACCAAAACAACCACCAACTGGTCTGAGGGTTATTAACGATGAAGCACTTTATCAACAGCGCAACCGGCGAGCCTTGGGCGTTCGATGACGATGTTGTCGTGGAAAACCAGGGAGGGCAGCTCACATTCAAGACAGCGCACGGCGAACCGCTATCTGTCCCTGCAACTCTGGTCGCTGCCGCGGCGCCGGGCACCACAATCGCCGAGTTTTCTGCAGCCAAAAATACCGAAATCAATGCCTGGCGCCTAGCCGCGAACCTGAGCACGTTCACGCACGGCGGCAAAATAATCGCCTGCGATGCGCTGAGCCGCTCGGACATCGACGGCGTCAACGGTTATGTCGCGCTGTACGGTTCGCTGCCGCCCGCCTTCCCCGGCGCCTGGAAGGCGGTGGACAACAGCTATCTGCCCATCGCAGACGTTACCGCCTGGAAGGGTTTTTATGCCGCGATGGTCGCCCAGGGTGCTGCGAACTTTGCTCACACCCAGGCGCTCAAGGGGCAGCTGCAGGCCATCCTCGACGCCAACGCGCTGCCGGCCGAAGATCCCGTCCACGTGACCGACGACGACGCCCGCGCCGCCATCGAGGCGATCATTCCCTGATGATCACCCTGCAGTTCAGCACCACGTCGCACCCCGCGTCCCGGCTCATCTGCTGGGGCACGTGGGGCCGGCACAGCCACGTGGATTTCGTCCTGCCCGACGGGCGCCTCCTCGGCGCAGTCCCAGGCGGCGTCGGCATCCGCCCCTACGATCCCGCCGCCCTGCGCATCGAGCGCTACCAGGTCGACGCCCCGTCCACCGTCCTGAGCGCCGCCCTCAGCCAGCGGGGTCGACTCTACGACTGGCCTGGAGCCCTGGGCGTCGGCCTGCGCCGCGACTGGCAGGAGGATGACAGCTGGTTCTGCAGCGAGCTGGTAGCCTGGGCGTTCCAGGAGGCCGGGCAACCCCTCCTGCGCACCACCGACGCCTGGCGCATCACCCCGCGGGATTTGCTGCTGAGCCCGTTGCTGAAGGAGGCATGACGATGGCCGCTGGCGCCATAGCGTTCTGGTGCCCCGGCTGCAAGACGCTGCACGCCATCCACGTCGCCCCGCGGCCGGACGGCAGGCTCGGCCCGCAATGGGGCTACAACGACAACCCAGAGCGCCCGACATTCACGCCGTCCATCCTGGTAACCTGGACGTATGGCGAGGAGAGGGCGAGCAAGGTGTGGTACGAAAACCGCGCCGGTCAGATCCAGTTCCTGGGCGACTGCACCCACGCCCTGGCCGGGCAGACGGTGGAGATTCCGGATTACCCCTAA